ATTCAATGGATCCAGCAGTGAACATCCTAGTCTTATTAAGTTTGACCTTCTCAGTTGGGCGAAGTTCATCCTTCAAAGATGCAGTGAAGTAAGCGGCGGGAGCATTCATAATAGCAGAGCGTTCCCACACTCCTCTCAAATAATTTCTTATTCTAGGATTTTTGATAGCGTCCCCTTTGGTTGTACAAAGGAGCTTGATGGGGAATCCGGGACTAGACTCAGGCCTAAAGCCGTCTAGCACTTCCTCATCAGAAGAGAGCAGCGAGTTTCTCATGAAATTATCATAAGTCAAATGCATAAATTCACGAGCTCTCACCCAACACGGACTCTCAACAAGATAAGTAATGTCCTTTCGAACAGGAAAGTACTTGTTGATACCCAATTGAAAAGCCTCATCAGTAAAGGTAACCTGAGACCAAGGGAGAACGACCTCTCCTGTAATAACTTTCTGGAAATCTATAACAGAAGGGTCAATTCTCCTGCTCAAAAAAGAAGCAACACCAAGATCAAGGGGGAACTGATCTTTATAATGAGCAAACATCTTAAACCTACACACTGGCAACGAGCCATCCGGCAATGAAAACTTAGGAATCTCCTTACATACGATGGGCATGTCCATGGATCGTAGAAAATAATCTACAGATCCTTGGGAGGGCATTTGGCCCTCAAGGAGATCTCTTAGTTTTTTGTCGAGGCTTTAACCTTCCCAGAGAGGAGATTAATGGTCTGGGCAGAGAGGGGAGACCCTTGAGTCATACCCCCTCCACCAGCAATGTGGAACAGCTCTGCAGTCCCAAGAGCGGTGTTAATATACGGCGAACCGCACACACCAGGAGCACTTGATGCATACCCATATCCATCGGTGGTGAGGGAAGTGGGAGACAAGAAGAAAGAGGGGTCAGACGAGTTGTTGTCCAACATCCATCCACAGAGAACATGCGGAGAAGATGTGTCCAATTTGGACACTCCAAGGGATTTACATCCTGGGGGGGACTGTTTTGGCGAAAAGAACTCCAATTCCCCATCAACGTGGACCACATTCCCAAGAGGGAGATGTTCGTTTGGACCAAAAAAAAGGGGCATCCCAGAATGATGGGAGGCTGTGATCCAATGAGTGCCAACCTTAGTGCCGTTCAAGATGGGAACGGTACTACCCGACACATAGAGCGGAACAATGCTCTTCCTGATGGAATCAACAAAGCAGGGCTTATTATTGGGATTTAACCCCTCAGGTTTGAGAGTATCCCTCACAAGATAATAAACTCCTTCCGGCGTTACAGTTTTCACCATAGTATCCCCTTTAACAGCCAGGGAATGACAAAATGCACAGAAAACTGAACCGGCGCTCAAAGGGGCCTGAACTATATTAGGACATTCATAACCCGAGCATGGCACGGTGTCAATCTTAGAGGTCAAGCTCTCCTTTTGCATTGGGATAGGCTTGATCTTCTTGGGGGGACTGACAGAGCGACCCCTCTGCTCTAGAGCAGGAAAGTCATTGTGGCTAAACTTAGCCTTTTCGGGTTTAGCTTTAACAGCCACACCACCAGAAGCAGCAGAAGGGGAACTCTTTCCCTTGGTCTTCCACCCTTCTGAGACTCTATGAAACTTGCACAAAGCAGGAAAATTTTTCATTTGAGTCTCCTTCAATTTGCTTACCATTAACTGGTAGGCGTTGAACCATTCCCTATGAACTTTATCCTTTTCATTGGCTGACATCTTTTGCAGCTCACGGGGAGGAATAAAGGCGGGAACTGGATCAGAAGGAAAAAGCATCCGAAGAGCTTTCCTTTCCTGCCCAATCGCAGACTTAGCACCAGAAACAGGGCTAGGCGATTGCTTAGCAGGAACAGCCCCCTCTTTTTTAACCTCTTGCGAAGCAACAGAGGCAGAACGAGAGAGGGCACGATCAGCGGCAGCTTGCGCTACCGCTAAAATTTGAGGCACAGCGGGGCCAAGACGGGCAAGAGCCCCGTCAACAGCTGCTTTCGCCTCCGCCGAAAGGCTATCAGCTTTATTCACAAAGGTGTAAACAGGGGATGTCACTGCTGCAACAACCTTGGGATAGATGTTGGGATAAGCCAAAACAACATCTTTCCATGCACGCTTTGCAAAATCGACCTTTGATTCACCAGAAAGAGGGCGAAGGTCGCGAATAGCGTGGGGAACAGAATCGAGGGGTATCTTCTCCTCGATTTGACTAGGTCCCTCATCGCTCCAATTTACACTACGAGAAGTGTAATAAACGTCATCGGCAGCAGGGGAGAGTCCACCCCCGCCATCTTGACCATACCGCTTGTTGATTTGCTCCTCCCATTCTCGAGCCTGGTCAATCTTCTTGCGGTATTCAACTTCCCTGCTCATTCTTTCGCGGTACTCGGCTCTCCTGTATCCAGCAGATCTCTGTGAGGGGGGGAGATGAGATTCATCGGGCAGATCACTCAATGACATCTCGTCATCCGGTCCCTCGGATACAAGAAGATGGGCATAGGGAATATAAGCCATGTAAGGCTTCAAAAAGGTCTTTGCTCTCGAGCAGTTTCTCCAAATATAATATAAACTAGCAATGAAAACAAAGAAGCAGGCTATAAAAAAGGCAGCCATAACCTTGGGGTCTTTCACCAACTCAACCGTAGCTCTGGAAGCTTGCCTAACGAAGACGTAGGGAGCAGACAGAACATCAGAGAGAGTTTTCAAAAATCTTTGGAAACGAACAAACACTGGAACAGTTTCCTCGACAGAAAGATCATGTTTTCGGAGATTAGCAGCGCACTCACGGGCCGCCGCTATCTCCTCTTGCTGGACTTGATCAATAACTTGGACTACTTTGTCAACAGGGATGCCATCCATGTTCCAACTAGGATCCATGACGACATCCTTCACTGCTTCGTCCCGCTTTTCTTTGATACGGGCAAGCTCATCATCAAGAGAGAAAACAACTTTTCCCTCATGAACAAAGACCGAACCCCTATCATCACCTTCAAAAAAATTTGCAATGTTCTTGGTAGTTTGAGACATAAATGTACTCAAAAAACTCAAACTTTTCAAAACACTGGTAGCACGAAGGAAGCCACCTGAACCACTAATGAACAAGCAACAACACGCTGCACATGAGGCAGCTTCAAAAATCCTTTCCATATATGAGGCAAAGGACAGACCTGAAATGGCATCATATCCAAGCCCAACCTTGTCGTTCTTGGGACGAGCAGCAAAAAGAGTATTATACTGGGCGGGATCAAACGCCACAGTCCTCTTAACTTTCTCACCATGGTCAGTTGACCGTGATGAAGTGTTTCTCTGAGCATCAGTGTACAACTTGGAGTTGTACTTCATCAACTCATCTTTTCCCTCTGGCGAC